ATCTTCCGAATGGCAGTCGTATTCAGTTACTGGGCGCTGAGAACCCGGATAGCTTGCGTGGGATATATCTTGATGGTGCGGTGCTGGATGAAATGGCTGATATGCCGGAATCATTGTTCCCGGAAGTTATTAGACCGGCCCTGTCTGATCGGAAGGGTTGGGCTTTGTTCATTGGTACGCCGAAAGGACATAACGCCTTTTTCGAGTTATTCGACGCAGCCAAAGCACAAGAAGACTGGTACACGCAAATATACAGAGCATCCGAAACAGGCATTCTCGACGAAGAAGCATTAGATGCGGCAAAGGCTATGATGTCTGCTGACCAATTCGATCAGGAGTTTGAGTGTTCTTGGGTTGCGAATGTGGCAGGTGCGATTTTTGGAAAAGAGCTTCAGGCACTCCATGAGAAGGGGCGCATCCATGATGTTCCCTATGATCCAAGTACCAAGGTAGATACCTGGTGGGATTTGGGTGTAGGTGACTCAACGGCTATCTGGTTTACTCAGAGTGTTGGTAGGGCAGTGCATGTGATCGACTTCTATGAGAATCGGAATGAAGGTTTGCCACATTACGCACAGGTGCTTTCGCAGAAGGGTTACTTCTATGGCACACATAACGCACCCCATGATATCGAGGTTAGAGAACTTGGATCGGGAAAGAGTCGACGAGAGGTCGCATACGACTTAGGCATTAACTTTCGGGTTGTTCCGAAGTTGCCGTTAGAGGATGGCATTCATGCAGCGCAGATGTTGATACCAAGGTGCTGGTTTGATCGAGATGCCACAAAGCATGGACTTGAGTGTTTACGGCAGTATCATAGAAAATACAACGAGAAGGCGCGTAGCTTTAGGACGACACCAGTGCATGACTGGTCATCGCATGCTGCGGATGCTTTTAGATACCTTGCGGTTGGCTTGCGAGAATCTCGAATGGATTACGACAGACCACCACAAGCAATTGCTGACAATGGCTACAACCCACTGGGAGTAAGTTTGTAATGGGATTCTTAAAACCGAGCGTACCAGCTCCACCACCGCCACCCCCTGCTCCACCAGCAGCGCCTGTAAAGGCTGTTAAACCTGCTGAAGTGAAAAAGCTTGAGGCTGAAATGCGTGATCCAAAGCGCGTTGGTCGTGCAAGAACGATTGTTACTGGCCCGCGTGGACTTACTGCGGAAGATGATGAGCGCGTTTATAAGCGCTCACTGATGGGCGGTACTCGTGATACGTCCTCTTCTAGCTGACCAGGAAGAATCAAGACAGCGTTTAGTGGGTGCGATGTTTGAAACAGATTACCCCTACGCTGAAGAGCATGAAAAGATCATCGACTACGCCATTGTGTTTGAGGGTATGGATGGTGATGACATTGCAGGGTATGTCTGGTTTTACCGGATGGCTGAAAATGAAAGTGTTTGGGCTATTCACCTAATGGTCTTTGATGGCTATAAGGGTCGGTTTTTCCGCAGATCGGTGGTAAATTCATTCTTTGGTGCAATGTATTCACTGGGATGTGATATTGTACGCGCAGAGAACTGGCATCAGGATTTGTTACTCCGTGTTGGCGGCAAACAAAATTCTGAGTTTGTCGATTTGAAACTACCACACATTTGGAGGTAATAATGGGTGGAGCATCGAGAATTGTAAGGCGCGCGGTGAAAACAGTTGCAAAGCCTGTTACTCAGGTAGCGCAAGCAGCAGGGATTATGCCAAAATCATTTAGTCAAATGGGTGGAGAAGAACTTGCTGTCGTTAAGTCAAAGGCTGCCGTTAAGCCAAAGGCACCTGCTCAAGCTGCAGCTGAATCGGTCACATCATCTCCATCAGTCACCCCGAAAGCTTCTGTTGCGTATGGCGGATCAGAGATGGCAGCCGACAGCAACCAAACTCGCAGACGTAGAGCGCGTGGCATCCAAACTTCAGCGCGTGGCGTAACAGGCACAGCGCGTACAGCACGCAAAACACTATTAGGTGAATAACGATGGCTGACCAATTAGCAAGTCTCTTAATGAAGCGATTTAATTCGCTGTTTGAACAACGTCAACAGTGGGAGTCGCATTGGCAGGAGATTGCTGATTACGTCGTACCCCGAAAGGCAGACATTACAAAACGCAGAACAGATGGCGACAAGCGCACTGAACTGGTTTTTGATGGCACTGCGATTCATGCGGCAGAACTTTTGTCGGCCTCATTGCATGGAATGCTGACCAATGCATCAACACGCTGGTTCTCACTGAGATACCAGAACCGTGACCTGGATATGGATGATGCGGCGAAAGAATGGCTGGAGTCTGTCGAAGACGACATGTACCTGGCATTTGCGCGGTCCAACTTCCAAGAGCAAATCCATGAGCTGTATCACGATCTAATTTGTTTTGGTACGGCTGTGATGTTTATCGAGCAAGACCCAGACAACCAAATCCGATTCCAGACCCGCCACTGTCGTGAGTTATTCCTAACAGAAGACGACAACGGACGAGTTGATACAGTGTTCCGCGAGTTTCATATGCCAGCCAGCGCTGTAATTAATCGCTTTGGTGACCAGGTAGATAGCTCAATTATTAAGAAAGCAGAAGCCAATCCTTACGAGAAGATTCGCTTGATCCATGCGGTATACCCGCGTGATGCGCGTGATCCAATCAAGGTTGATACCAAGAACAAACCATTTGCATCTGTTTACATTGATCCAAAGTCTAAGACTGTCTTGTCAGAATCAGGCTTTGATGAGTTTCCATATGTTGCACCGCGTTTCTTGAAGGCATCATTTGAGATTGGCTACGGTCGATCTCCTGCAATGACTGCGCTTCCTGATATCAAGATGCTCAATAAGATGAGCGAGGTGACCATTCGTGCGGCACAGAAGCAGGTTGATCCACCATTGTTGGTTCCTGACGACGGATTCTTACTACCAATCAGGACAGTACCTGGTGGTCTTAACTTCTATCGCAGTGGTACGCGTGACCGTATCGAGCCGTTAAATATCGGGGCAAACAATCCGCTGGGCTTGAATATGGAAGAGCAGCGTAGACAAGCAATCCAGTCTGCGTTCTATGTTGACCAGCTAATCCTGTCTCAAGGCCCACAGATGACTGCGACAGAGGTGATGCAGCGTACCGAGGAGAAGATGCGACTACTCGGTCCGGTGCTGGGACGACTCCAAGCGGAACTTTTGCAACCACTTATCAATCGAGTTTATAGCCTGATGGTGCGTCAAAAGGCTTTCCAGCCAGCCCCTGAGTTTATGCAGGACTCAAATATTGAAATTGAATACGTTTCTCCACTGGCTAAGGCGCAGAAGCAGGGCGATATCCAGAATGCATTGCGGATGCTTGAGCTGTTCGGACCGCTATCTCAGATTGACCAGAGCGCTATTGACTACATTGATGTCGATGGCATGGCGAAATACCTGCTCAAAACTCTATCTGTTCCTGCGACAACAATACGCGGGGAAGGCCAAGTTGAAGAAATTCGCGCTCAACGCGCGGAACAACAGCAGCAAATGCAAGAAATGCAAGAAGCTCAAATCGCAGCCGAAGCCGCAGGTGCTGCAGCCCCAATGGTTAAAGCAGTAGGACAGATGTGATGGCTAAAAGACCTAGAGTCACTAAAGATCAGATGACCCGTATCTGCGAAGAGCTGATGGATGGCGCATCATTAACAAAGATTTGCGAAGCATCTGACCTTCCAAGCTGGCGAACAGTAACGCGCCATGTCCAGGAAGACGATGACGCGCATACGCAGTACCGGAAAGCGCGAGCTATCCAGGCTGAGATCCTGCGAGATCAGATCATCGATATTATCGAAGCACCTTTGCCGACTGAACCAAAGCTAGCAATGGCAGAAGTTCAGCGTAGAAGGCTGGAAGTAGACCAAAAAGATAAGTATGTGCGACAATTAGCCCCATTAGGTATAAGAGATCGCGCTGAAGACAATCAGCAGAACAAGATGTCCGGCACGATTACTTTGAAATGGGATGATTCAAACGGATAGTCGTGGAGGCTGAATGACTCCTGATGATTTGCGTAACGCATACAAGCACCTATTTGATACGGACGATGGCAAAATTGTCCTTGATGATCTTCAAAGACGATTCCATATTCATGGGACCGTATTCTCAACAGAACCAACGGATACAGCCTACTGTGAAGGGCAGCGCACAGTTGTGTTGTTTATTCAATCTATGCTGCTAGATCGGGATCATCTCCTAGAGGAACAAACAAATGAGTGAAGAACAGGTAGCTGAAGTCTCAGATGTACAAGAAACTGTACAAGAGGTAGCTCAGTCTGGCGATTGGCGTGACGCTATTCCAGAAGAAGTGCGCGGTCATCGTTCACTAGAGCATATTAA